CGCCCCGGCCCGCCCTCGCAGAGCACATAGCCCCCGCCTTGCCCATAGTTGGCACGCACTTCTTCCAGGGTCGTCCACTCGACGCCATCAATCTCAAGGCAGCGGGAACATGACCTGGAATCAGCAAGTTCGCTTGCATACCACATGGACGGCTTAGTATCGTTCGCTTCCCATGTCTCGACCCGGCCCGCGTTGACGACAGCGTGATTCGCTTGCCGTGCCACGTCCACGGGACCCTTGGGGGAGATACCCTCCAACGCCTCTTGTACGGCCTCGGGTGCAGGTGGGGTGACCACCGCCGAGGGCGCGGTGTGCAGGTCCCTCGCAACGTCCAGGACACGTGCCACAGGTTTCCCGGTGACAGTCTCCGCGAGGTCACGCACCCAGGCGGGCTGCTCCACCACGGGGGCGAGTTTCACGCCCTGCCGTGCAGCTTCCTTGACTACGAGCCTGGAGGACTCACGGAACGAGGATGCCAATGCGTCCTCCACGACGGGTAGCGCACGAGCCACCTCATCCGCCACCGACGCCGGCAACTCCACACGCCACGCCGCCAGGGTCGCGAGCATGTCCTTCGCGGACCGACCCGCAGCACCCACCACCGCAGCCACCGTCACCGCCGACAACCCAGCCAGCACCGGCTCCACGGCTTCGAGTAGGGTCTCCTGCAGCCCGTGGATCTCCCCGAACCTCACCCCGGACGCCTGCTCCTGTTCCGACAACGGGCGGGTAGCCCACGGAACACTGGCCCCGTCCCCTGCTTCCGCGAGGATCACCAACTCATCCGCCAACAACTCCGAGATCCGGGCCGTCAGCTCATCCTGCAGGTCAATAGTCATCCCCGGTCAGACACCTCCTGGGCACGAACGCCCACGTAGAATAGTTCCCGCCCTGGCACCGGATCATACACCCGGACCTCACGCGGTTCCCCATTGTCAAAGGGAATCACCTCCCACCCCGTTAGTGAATCCGTGTGCACGGACCATAGGTCCCATTCGGTCACCTCGGGGTGGATGGCGCCGGACATTTCCCACGCATTCATGGGGTTCAACCCGAACGCCACATATGGGGGACGCCAAACCCCACACACCGACTGCTTGCCGGGTACGAGACCGTACCTGCTGATCCCCTTGTGTCGGGTATTCGGAGACCAGTGGTACAACCACGCGTCCCCAATAGGGTCAGGAATCATGCGTTCACCTCTCGCAGTTCTCGCCTGTCCAACGACTGGTGCGACACAACCCACCCCATAGACCCATCCTCACGGGGCACAGGCTCAGTCACCGGGCCGCACACGCAATCATCCTCGACCGTGTGCCTAACCAGGTCATCCACGGGCACCACATGCACCTCATCACCCGGGACGCACTCCCACTCACTGCTCATGGCACCTCGCTTCTCTCATGCCGGCGAGGCGTTCGGTGAGCGCCTCCAACCGGTCCAGGTTCGACCCGTCCGATAGCCCAACCGTGTTCGACAGGGTCTTGTCCACGGACCTCGTGTCCTCGGGGCGTTGCAGGGTCACCGGCAGCAGACCCGAGTGTTTGATGGGGTCCAACCCGGCTGTGGTCATCGCAGCCTCAGGGTCGAACCCTGCGCGGATGAGCACACCAGCAGCGGTGGCCTTCTTCGCGAGGTCGTCGGCCTTGTCGCCCTCCAGCGGGGTGTCGTCCTCGGAGAGTTCGGGGAGCCCGTGTTGGGCGCGCAGGTGCTTTTCCAGGCCCTGGTCGGGGGTGAGGAGCCCTGCACCGGCAAGGTCCACAAGCACCGCGGAGTCCGTGTCCCCGTTGGCGACAATGTCCCCGGGGGACAACACCGGGTACGGGGTGCCCTCCCCGAAGTTCAGCTCCACGAGGTCACGGATGACGTGCTCGGTGAACGTGTCCGCGATAAGGTCAGCGATCTCCTGGGACGCACGCAACGCCACCTTCAGGAACGTCTCACCCAGGGACCGCGCCCCGGAGTCGTGCCCAAGGTCCTGGAAGCCCTGAGCCAACGCCTTACTGATTTGCTGGGAGTAGTGCTTGATCTGGGGCAGCGGGTCCACCGTCGAGCCCGACACACCGACCAGTTTGAAGTCCACACCCTCGGGGAACTTCGCGAACGCGGTAGCCCCGGCACGGAAGTTCGCCAACGCCTCATCCACCATGCCCTGATCCGCGTCCCGGGCCACCGTGGCGACGGGTACGCCCATGCCGTTACGTTCCACGATCTGCACACCGATACGCTCCAGCCGGTCCTTGAAGAACCACGGCCGGTACGCCTGCCTGAGCACCGACGTGCCGTACCAGTCGGCTCCGTCACGGCCCACACAGTAGAACACCAACGACTCCACCGGGATACGGCGGGCCTTGGGGATGCCACCACGCATCGCGTCCAGGGCGGGGGCGGCCTGGCGCACAGCCTTCAGCCCACCGTCCTCCCCGACCTCGATCTCCTCGATGGTGGTCTGGTCGCGGGGGGCGAGCTTCCGCAGGTGCAGCAACCCGTCATCCGGGTTGTACGCGTACACCTGCTCAAACGCGGCGTGACCGTAGATCGCGGCTTTGAACGCCTGCGCCAGGTGCTCGGAGAACACGATGCCCTCATGCTCCCGCCGGCCCCGTGATTCCCCCGCCTTCGGGAGACCAATGTTGGAGCGCACGAACTCGACCACGTTGTCGTCCACATCGTCCGTGTTGGTCAGCGCCCACCCGGCGGAGGTCACCGGGGTGCGCAGGGCACGCAGGGCACTGCCTACCTGGTCGTCGGTGCGGGACATCTCATCCCACACCCGCACAGCCGGCAGCCCACGCAGGTCCGGGTTCGGTTCCAAGGATTCGGCCACAAACCTGTCGCCCTCACGCCCGAACCCCCACACACGGCCCACACCAGACTGGTAACCGGCCTCACGTTCCAGGGCCTTACGCTCACTCGTCGTCGTCATACACACACTCTGACGTGTCACCAGCACGGGCAGACGGACGGGACCCAGTGTCACCCACCGGGCGGCGCGTCACACCCTGCAACTCCGGATGACGAGGCATCAGCGCGACCCCCGGCCAGCATCAGCGAGCAACCTGCGGAAGTTCATCACGAGCCACACCAGGAAAGCTACAGGCCACACGGGGGTTACCAGGAACATCCGGCTACCCAACCGCTTATCCCCATCTGTGACCGGGAAATTCCAGAGCATGAATCCCCACACAAAACACAGCAGGGAACCAGCCAGCCACGCACCAACAACAGCAGAGAACAGCCCAACCATCACTTACCCCCGTTGGACGGGTGCTGGTGCCGTGAGGGGGTAACGCTGACGAGACGCCAGTCGCTGCCCTTCAGGGCTTCCTTAGCCTCCGCGATAACCTGCTCCTGGGTCTTACCAGCCGCGTCGATAATGCGGGTGGGGGGCTGTTCCTGGCCCACGACCTCACGCAGCGCCTCGTTGTCGGCCTCAAAGTCAGCGGCCTCATCCTGACGGCCCTTCTCGTACCAGTAGTCCCTGTCTGCGGCCTCCTGCTGGTGCCGCACCAGTGCGGACACGCCCAACACGCCCAGGGCCACGGGGAGGGGCACACGGCCCACGGAACGTACCCCGTAACGGCGCCGCACCCCACGGGTCACCCCGAGCACACCCAGGCCGGCAACCGACCAGCCCAGCCGCTTCAACGCCAGCTTCTCCATGCGATCCATGCCCACTGTCCTCCGGGTAGTCGTGTGGCCGGTGAGAGCAGACACCCCGCCCACACCCTTGTTAGGTGTGTTGGGACCCTCACCGGCCAATACCCAAAGTGTACACCACCACACGCCCCGGGGCTAGAACGACACCGTTTGCGCACCAGCCGTCACACTGCGGTTCGTGCCCTCCAAACGCAGACGCTCATGACCGTTCAGGGGGCGGTGGTAGTCGCGGCCCAGCAGCTCCATGTACCCGTAAGACAGGGCATCCAGGATGTGGTCGTCCTTCCAGTGCGTGTCCACATCGTCAGGTTTACGCTTATCCCGGGGAGCAGACTGGATCGCCCTAATCAACTGCCGACAA